TAATGTAGGCACCAATAGCAGCAACAAAACCAAGCATCGCTGCCCAGCCATTAAAACGTTCTGCTTCATGTGTAAAAATTGGGTTGGTGTTGTGGTGTGACATTTTAATTAATTGAATAGGTGGTTCGTAAGGGTATTCGTTTTCGAGTAGGGTATCTAAGTCTCGAGTTTTCATAGGGAAGTATCTAAGTGATATTTGTTTTGGTAGTGAATTTCTATATTTCCAGCAACAACATATCTTTGACCTGACTTGAGTGGTTTGACCCTATGCCAAATGTAAGATGGGAAGCAAACAATATCACCTTCACGTTGTTCTGGTAATGGTTGATCGTTCCCATCGTTGTCTAAAAATACAAAAGGATTTTCGTCAGTAGGTTTTATAAAATGAACAAAGGATATAGTATTTTTACCACTACTATGGTGATGGGCATGGTGCTTATTATTTTGATGATAAAGCTGTGACCAATAGTCCCATGTGTATTTAGTAGTGCTTTCAATACCTATACTTGTTGTTATTTCATCTACTATTTTTTGATATTTAGGCTGCCAAATTTTATCTGGTCTGCTGTGAAGTTTTAAATAGTATGAACTAATAGCATCTTCACGTTTTATTAATTCATCGCCTAATCTGACAAGCTCTTTTATAACTTGATCTACTTCCGTGTCCGGGAACTTTTCATTCCCGTGATACCAGTAGATTGGTTTATACATTAGAGTGATTTAAGATATTTATTTTTTTCGGCAGTCTGTTTTTTTAGAGTTGATTTAATTTTCAACATCTTTTTCCAGAGTGGTTCTTGTTTCTTTTTTTTCACTAGAATTGAAGGTCTGATAGTTCAAGTTTTTCTATGACGTCAGCTCTGTAAGCTGGGTCAGTGTCGTAGCGTGGGTCACCCATAGCTGCAACGAGTTCAGCTTGTGATCTAAATACATCACCTCTACTATCGGCTGCTCTGCCTTGTAGCATTCTGCCTTCATAACCATTAGCATCTTCGTATCTAGATTTTAATCCTGCGAAGGCTATGTTAATTGCTGCTGGATTACCAGAATCTACAACAGAGTCGAACGCATCTATACTTCTGTTATCTAAATTACTGGCAGCCCATTCTACAACTCTATTGTATTCAGCTTCTCCACCGGCTGCATTCATAACGCTATTAACTTGAGCGTCTGACATCTCTATACCTTGTGGATTAGCTTGAGGATTTTTAGATTGAATTTCTATGTAAGCGTTGACTAAATCTTGGCTACTCATTTCAGAAAATCTTTCTATTGTTTCCTCTGATAGGGTACCATCGTTAGCATAGTATTCTTCTGATGCTTCGTTAATCAAACTGACCGCAGGAGCTTCATCAGATACCTCCTCATCACTTCCTTCTTCCTCTTCATATCCTTCGTCGCTGCTTTCGTAGTCGACTTCTTCTTCTTGTTGTCCAAGTTTCTTCTGTAATGATAAGTAAGCTGCTTCTAAATCTTCAGTACTTCTATATTTACCAGCTAGTAGTTGTTCATGTTCTGCTTCTAACTGTTCTCCTACTTGTAGAGAGTCCTGCTCCTCTGCGGTTAGAACTTCTGTTTCAGGAGTATTATCATACGAATAAGTTTCGCTCATTATTGTGGTTGGTCTTGTGGTGGTTGTGTCATGGCTTGCATGTTTTCTGCGTCAGCTAATTTTGAATTAGCAAACTGACCAGCTTGTTGTAATAGAGTAGCTTGCTGTTGCTTCTGCTCCATCTCTTCTTTCTCGCCTGCCATTTGTTCTTCTGTCTTAACAAGATTCAATACGTCTATACCTTGTGCAGCAGCAAGACGTTTGATTGCTTCTAAAGGATTTATAAATCTTCCTAATGCCTCTGGTCCTATTGTCTGTGCAACAGTTCCCATGAACATTGTCAAAGCCTCTCTATCTTGCCCTCTTCCTAAAGCATTAACCCCGGCTACAATAGCTGGTCTGATAATATCTTTAGGTAACTTAGGTAATTCGTTTGTCCTTTGTAAGACTAAGAGAGTTCTGTCTAGGTAAGGTATTAAGAAAGATGTAGTTAACAAACTGAAGATACCACCGAGCTGTTGCTCTAGTTCTAACTGTGTTAGTCTGACTTCTTCTGCTGTTACTCTTTCTGCATTCCTCACATTCATTACTAAGAATGCTTCGAGCAATCTTCTCTCTATAGTTTGAGACATCTGTGCAGCAGTAGAAAAATCTGCTGTCTTTCCGACCTGAACGACCTGTACGTCTTCAGCCCTGCCCTGCACAATGGCTCCGTTCCCAGCCTTCGCAATTACTGAAGGCTTCGTTGTAGAAGATGGGCTGACTAAAAAGATTACCTTACTAGCAGCAGCAGCTCCTTCAACAAGAGCTTGCGATAAACCTTCTAGAGATTTCAAGTCCCCTAGGAACTCTTCAACTCTACCACGTCCGTACTGTTCTCCATCTACAGAATTAAAAGTAAGAACGAGCCAAGGGCTTGCATTCTTAGGAGCTGTACTACGTGTCCCGGGTATTATCATGTCTTCTACTTCCTGATACCATACCCATCTGCCGTTCTCAAGTTTCACGCACGTGTAAACTTCGACATCATCAGTATGTGTACCAGCAGTTGTTTCGTCGATGCCCGTGTTGGGTTGTTTCTTTGGTAGATCGTAACCGAGTACGTCTCGACTTATCAATTCCTTTGTAACTATTTCTAGGACGTTACCATTTCCGTCTCTGTTGACGACATACCTATTAAGCGGATAGTTTTTAATACCATCTTTACCCATAAATAATAAAGCATTTCCACCTACAATTAAATGTTTAAGTGCTTGGTGTATAACAACTCTATCATTTGATGCAGCGATATAGTCCATGACCATTCGTTCCATCTTGGATAACGATAGTTCCATCTCTGACTTTGCTTCTGGAGGTAACTCTTCACCCAACTTGTCCTCTCTTACTTGAAACTTAAAGAAGGAACCTTGTGGAGGTAGGATAGCAAGCATAAGTTTTGCTGCTAACCCTACCACACACTTGGAACCGACTGACTGCCAAGGAATATTGAGAGTCTCGTGTGTAGGTCTTGAAGATGTATCGTCTTGAATTAAATAAGGTAACGTGAGTTTGCTACAATCAACTGCTTTATCTAGGAATTGTCTTCGATCTGTTACCAGTTCATTGTATCTTTCACGTGCGGTCATTAGTTAAGACCTCCGCCTGCTGCTCCTGTGTCGCTACCTGTATTTACTTTAGGATTTAATTTAATCCTTAATGAACCTGTACCTTTTGAGTACTGGTTTTTATTTTTATTACCACGGTCATCCTTTGCTCTCTTTACCTGTGGGTTCACATCCTTCATTATTGGGTCAGGAGGTGGTGCCGTAGGTGTTGGAGGTAATGGTGGTGGTGGTGCTGGTGGTAATGGTGGTGGTGTTGGCGGTGCGCCTCCTCCTAAACACATTAGATTTCGTCCTCTTCTATTGATTTAATGTAATCAATTACACTAGCTTGTCCAGCTCTATACATAATTGATTCGATTGATTCTGTTGGGTGAATTGGTTTCCACCCGAAGTTATCATCTAACTTTTTTAATAACTCTTCAAGTCTATCGTTGTGTAGCTTAAGAGTATTGAGGGAGATTGACATTCGAGTGTTCAAAAAATGCAGGCATTCTAGCTGCCTTGGTTTGAGAAAATTCTGGAGCTTTGCCTTCATACATTAATCTGTCTGAAGCATCGAGCCAAAATTTTTTGTCCAAATATCTATCGGAACTTTGTTTTAATGGTTGCATTACCCAGTTAATAGTTGCCTTTCTTAGTTTGTCTAGTGACTGACTAGGCTTTAGACCTAGCTCTGTACATACCAATGAGTTAGCTGCCACATGGACTTGCTCGTCTCTAGATATATCTGCACTGACAGTTCTTAGACCGGCATCACCACAGAATCTGAAGAACGGTAGTAGTACAAAAAAGATTGCTCTCTCTGCTACTAACGCTTTTAGTATGGTGTGGTCTGGATGTTGTTCCCACGCAGCACGTAAGCGTAGTGCTTCGGCTTCGGCTTGGTCATCTACGCCTAATGCGTTGGTGATGTAGCCAAGTGCAAGATCATGTTTGATCTCGTCTTTGACGTTGCTTTCTAGAAGTGCTCTAGCAGCGTCGGGAACTTCTTTATCAAGTGCTTCTGTAATGAACTCGCCAACTGGTAACTCCATATGGCGTATTGCAAGAGCACGGTAGATGGTTTCTTCTGCACCTTCTTTAAGTTTTCCTTTAGATGTTTGTACGGGTGTCCACGATCTTTTCCGGGACAGTAGTTTTATATAGGGATTCATTGCTGACAATCACAAGCTATTTCATCTGGTTTATTACTCATAATGTCTGCTAAATAATCTTCAACTGAGGTATCATCCAGTGCTGCGTAAGCATCTGTCTTATCCTGTGTGTCTCCCATTACTTGCAGGGCATAATATAAAGAAGTCTGTGGTGAGTTAAGCCACTCTTCTATAAATGCCTCATCGTAAGTCACCATGTCACTCCAAGAGTTGAAGCTATAGCCATGAAGCAATCCTGTTCTATCGAGCATAATCATTATCTGATCTGCTACTAATTTGTATGTCTCCCATCCTACCTCGGATGCGATCTCGACGTCGCCATATTTTACCTGTTCCACACCAAATTCACCTGAATCCCTGTCGACTACTCGACTAATTGGTGGTGCAATTTCTGGTGTAGCAGTAAAGCCTTTTAAATCTCTACTCCTGTAAGAACAACTGGCGGTAGGAGCTATCGCGAATGCTCGTTCCATGTTGTTCTCACGTGCTATGTTAGCTGCCTCTTGTATGCCGAGGAAGAGCTCACGTGCAGCTAATCCCGCGTAACCTTCGTAAGACTCGGCATCATTAGTTGCCTTGAGAGCCTTACCAAACTCGGCATATGTAATATTGTTGTTGGCTAGAAAGTTAGCTAAGCCAAGCATTCCTAATCCTACTTGTCTGTCGACCTCTGGTGCTAGATATTCTCCAGATTCGCCAACACCTGTCTTGCCATGGAGATCGCACAACTCCGACATACCCTCACGGAAAGCCGGTCTGAGGTCGCCGATACGACAGGCTGAAAGATTGATATGTTGGAGGAGGCATGTTCCGCGTGAGGGCAGATAAACCTCCAAGCAAACGTTGCTTCGGATTCTGTTTCCTTTTTTGTCATGTTTTATTTTGTTGAGCCAAATGTCTCCTGCTGCAATTCCTCTAAGTATTGCTTTCTTTGTTGTAGTTTCTGTATTAGCCCAGAGTTCTGGGGTAAGGTCAATACATCGCTTGACCCATGGGAGCTCGGCTCTGGAGACTTGCACGAACTCAAGAATATCGGCATGGTTAATGTCAATATGCAAAACCACGGCACCATTACGGTATGTGCCCCCCCTTCTAAGAATTTCATTTAATGTTGAGTAGATTTTTCCGAATGAGACAGGTCCTGATGCAACGAGTGAATCAGGTCCTTTATTTGTTGTAGTTCCTTTTGGTCTAAGGTCCGACAAGTGGACCGCAACTCCTGCTCCATACCTAAGAGCATGCGATACAAATCGCCAGCTTGCTTCGATTCCATCTGAGCCTTCCATGCTATCCTGCACGTTGAAGATTGTGCAGCTTACGGGTAGACGGTTTGTTGGATTATCAATCCATTGCTGAACTCGACCAGTTCTAGCTATCTTGTTGGGTTCTAATTGTGTAGTCACTTGGTGGTGTCCAAAGTATAGGTTCTTTATTTGTGTGATCGTAATCACTTGTTTGTAGTATTCTTGCGAGCCTTGCATTAACAAGGGCATCTTCTTCAGTCAGTTCTTTTTCTACAAATGTTTCAACAACTGCCTGCCATGTGTATCCTTTCTCTTCAAAGATTTTCTCTGCTTTCTTTACACCAATACCGGGAACGCCTGAATAACCATCAGTATTATCTCCTGCCATGGTCTGAATCAAGTGCCATTTAGCTCCTTCTTCCTCAGTAATAGTAACAGTTTCGTTAAAGTCATATAGCTTACCGGGAATCTGCCTCATGTCTTTATCAGGAGAGACAATAACGTTGCCCGGATACTTAGTTGCATAGATACCTAACGCATCATCAGCTTCAAGTGTATCCTTGAGGATAACTTTATAATTTTTCTTTAATTCCTGTATGACACGTTTAAATCCACAGGGCTTTTTTCGTTGTCGATGCCCTTTATATTCGGGCAGAATTTTTTTCCTAAAATTATTAGGGCTTGTAAAAAATAATACTAAATCTTCGTCAAAAAATGAACCAAACTCTGTTTTTATCTTTTCCAAGTCTCTTCTGACGCATTTCATAGCATCTGAGAAGTTTGAAGTAACAACTATTACGTCATCACCAAAATCCATCTCGGTTTCTGCTGCTGCACAGCATTTGTAGACTATATAGTCGCAATCTATTAATAATTTCATATCTAATGCACGTCAGCCCATGTTTTGCCTTGTTTTGCCTCGGCAGCGATAGGACAACGCAATTTGTAGTAATGCCCAGCTAATTTTGCTGAGTTTTCCAAGGTTTCCATCAAAGTGGCAGCATAGTGCTCTTCACACTCATACTGTAGCTCGTCATGGACAAATGCTAATTGATTAGCTTTTAAGTTGAAGTCATTAGCAATAACCATCCAGCGTTTAGCAACTATACCAGCACTGCATTGCAGTAGATAGTTTAACGCTTTGTGTGGGCTATCGACCAACACCCTTCGTCCGTCACATGCCAAGAGGTAACCAGCAGTAGCCTTATTTGCAACCGCTCCAAGTAAGTCGGAGAGTCCTTCGAT